CCCCCGCCACAGCCTGCGGTTGGTAAGGTGGCTGATGGGCTCGATGTTGCCCCGCGAATGAATCTGCTCGCGGTACTCTGGATATACCCTCATCCCGCGCTTGATGACGCCAAGCTCGCCGTGAACGTAGACTCTTGCCGTTTCCTCGTCCATGACCTCCAGCAGATCTTCGTAGTACCTGTCCGGAAGGTGCTTGCGGTTCTCTGCGTTCTTGTCCATGCCGCCCGGCTGCCGGTACAGGACGAACCCCTTGCGCGGGCGCTTGATGTAGACATCCGCGAACCATGAATTTTCGGGAGGCGGGTTGGTATCCATGATCATCATCTTGCGCCTCGCGCCTTTCCCGCTGCGCTTCGACGGGAACCGTCCCAGGCGGCCCCACAGGGCCTCGACGACCGCCCACGGCAATTCCCTGGCTTCGTTGAGCCAGGCATTGGTCACTTCCAGCGATAGCAGGTTCTGCACATGATCGGGACGGTCCAGGGCTCGAAACAGCACTTCCCATTCCACTCCCTCAAGCCCAAGGATCATGTAGTTGTGATTTTTCTTGTTGTACTCCCCGAAGTGCGTTTCGGGCAGCCACTCCATGAAGGTGCGGATGGTGGTGTCTTCAAGCTGGCGGTACGTGTTCCGCACCACGAAGGATCGGACGCGCCTCACGCCATCCTTGTCCGGCCACTGCAAATAACATTCTCGCAATAGCTTGATGATGCAGCCTGTGCTCTTGCCGGAGCCGAACGGCCCCATGATGGCCGGTCTGGGCGCGTTGGAGTTGACGAACTGCTGGACGGTCGGCGCGTCGTCGAAATCGTACTGGATCACGATTTCATTTTCGTCCACGGCTCTTCCTCTTCTTGGGCTTCACCGCATCCTGAACCGCCTTGACCACAGCATCGCTCCTGCTGTCAGCGAGCCCTTTCCCCATGACGACCTGGAGCGCGTCCTGATCCCTGGGCGCAGTGACCACCTGGGCAGACCACGCCTGCTTCAGGGTGCGTTCCTTGGGCAGCCTTGTGAGATCGAGCCACCATCCGTTCTCGTCCAGGATGCGAAATGCCTCGTTCTCCGTCATGCTGATGCCTCCGGCAGCCGGACATCCCCGCACAGGCGGCGCTTGAGTCCGACGTTGTTCATCATCATGTACACGTCCAAATCCATCTCTACCGTGACGCGCCTTCCATCCTTGCTCAACGTCGCCGGTCCGCTGGAATCCACGAACGCTTCCAGCAGCGATATGAGATTTTGATTGTCAATGAAAAGCTGCGTCAGCGTCGTTGCGTGATGCTGCTCAGACATAGCAGACTATCCCCAACCGCTGCGCGGTCTGCGAGTAGACATTGATTGACGACAGGCCAGAGACATCCAGGACCACGGGGTTCAATTCAGGCGCATTGCCGTCTGTCTGGTCCGCACCCGGCGGGGTTGCATCTCCGCCTCCACGTACCCAGAAATCCGCCTCAGCGGAGAACATAACAATGTTTGTCCCTGACGGCAGGTTCACCACCTTGTTCTGACCGGCGGCGAACACCAGCACAATGCGATAGCCGCCGTCGATCTTCCTAGCCCAAATGATGCCGTGATTGCTGGCCTCGGTTAGCGTTAGCTTCTGCAACGCCATTCCTCAGTCCTCCAGGCCGATTTTGCCGGGCTCGTACCGCAGCACGTTTCGCCTCATGACAGCGACACGGGCCACTTCCCGATCCAGCTTTGACTGAAGGCGCATTGCCTTGTCGGATAGCCTCCGGCGTCGTGCTGTGATGCGCTGCATCTTCTTCTCCAGACGCCGAATCTTTGCCTGGCGTGCCAGGAACAGGGCTGTTTGGAACATTTTCTATCCCCCGGTTATTGACGTTCAGTTCTTCCTGCGAATCACAGGCTTCCCGACCTGCTCCGCAGACGCAATCCCCTTGACTCGCCCCATGTACCGCCTGATCCTACTGTCCCAGGCGGCCATCTTCTTCGCCTCTTCGAGGGCCTTCGGATTGTCGGTGAGCCCTATCGGAGCACCAGCCCTGAGCAGGATGGCGGAATCTTCGATGAGAGTGCCGTTCTTGATGGCATCCAATTCTTCGCACTGCTTGACCGCGTTGTGAAGATGGTGGAGAAACTGCCATGCCGCTTCGCCGGTCATGAAGAACTCCGTTTTCTTTTCTCCATCAATATCCACCTTCAGCACGTCTTTCATCTTCTCCTGCGATGAGAAATGACCAAACAGCACAGCGCGAAGCTCTCGCAGAGACTCGGACGCTGCCCGCCAGTGAATGGTATTCAGGATCTTCCCATCGACGATGAAAAGAACCTTTTCCCCCTGTGCAATGATTCTCATGTTCATAGCTTGAAGATCCTGTTTGCTCCGTTGTCCCACTGGATGGTGACATCGCCACCGTTCGGGGTATAGGGCAGGCCAGTGGCGGTGTCGATGTACGCGATCAAGATGCTTGTGGTTTCCGTTCCCGTATCCTGGAAGATATTCAGGCTTTCCACGCTGTTCCCGCTGACCGATGTGATGGTGACATCCGCCGCGTCCGCTACCCCTGCCGTAGTCGTCTTGGACGTGAACGCCGCAGACGTTGCGACCCTGGCCGCCGCTGCCAAATCGCTGAGATACTGATCGCTGGCCGGTAGCGGTGTATCGTTCCCGTGGTCGATCAGCACGACCTTGATCGTGTCGCCTGACCAGTTGACATTCCCGAGCAAAAAGCTCTCTCTGCCGAAGTCATAGAGCTGATTTGCCATATTTTTACCCTTTTACTGTGGAAATACAAAACCACACTATGTTGTGTGGTTAATACGGTATTTTCTTCCCCCGGCCAGCCAACACTTTCGCCTTCATGTTGAGTGTTCCCAGGATCTTGCCATGCTGGATGACGAACCAGCGCTTCTCTTCCCCCTGGGCCTGCTGTCCTACCTGGTGGAACCCAACGCTCTCTCCAGACGCTATGCCAGCCGGGACCAGCGTTACCGGGCCCGCTATCACGGCAGCACTGCTGACCGCCTCGCCAGAGGGTATGCCGCCTGGAACGATGTAGAGAGTACCCCCCTGAAGTGTAGCACTGCCAAATGCTTCAGCAGACTGGATACCCGCCGGATAGAGTACGAGAATCCCTGAGAGGGACGCATTTCCTATGGCTTCCCCGGATGGTATTCCGCCAGGCTGAATGTAGAGAACTGCCGCCAGAGTTGGGGATCCCAGGGCCTCCGCAGACGCTATCCCGGTCGGAGACACAGTGACGGGGCCGGGATTGACGGTGTGAGAGCCGATGGCTTCGGCACTGGCAATGCCAGATGGGGCGATAACCGCAGCACTTGATGCCTGCTCCCAACTGGCGGCAATCAGGCAGATTCGGCCAGATCCTCCGCTGTTGTCCGCAGTCAGCGTCGTGTTTGTATCTGCGCTCTTGTCCGTGACGAGATGCTGTGTTGTGGTGATCCCGAAATCGCTACGCTCATTCTGTCCCGTCACATCGTTCCAGGCCGAGTAATCCCAGAATTGCGCCGCACCTACAACCAGGCTCCCGGCGCTGGCTACCGTGATGGTCGGCGTGGTCACACTGGTTGCGCTGGTATTGCTCACAGTCTGCACGTCGGTTGGTGCAGCCTGCTTCACGCCATGGTACAGATGTCCAGAGAGTTCAAAGTATGGCGACCCAAGGCCATTAGAAGGATTGTCGAACACCGCCCGCAAGGGATGAGCCAGGCCATCGGTCGGCAGCGCGGAATCGTTCATGTACGCCATCATCGCCACGTTGGCATAACCAGTGGCCGCCTCCACCCTGTAAGTGGATGGCTTGGTCATGTTGACCCCGTTATAGGTCCATGTGGTGCTGATGTCCATTCCGCCACGGTCGTCCTCGCTCCCGGCAGTCGACAGTAGCAGCCGATTATCGGCTGTTGTCCCGACATTCATATCCACCTGAACGTCGTTATTGGACGACCCGCTGGCCGTCGCTTCGACCTTGGCTGCGCTATCCCACGACCATGCCATTACGGGACAACCACATCACGCTGAAATTGCGACTGATCTGGTGGTGGGACTTGTGACAGATACGACCTGCACGCTGCTTCATAAGAATCCTTCTCTGGGCTCGCAAACCGCCTCCATTGGATTGCAGGGCCTGTATCCCCGAGTGAAACCACCCCGAAGTCAGGAGCAGATGACAGCATGGCATACCCCGAATCCCGCACAGCAATCATCAGGCCGCCCACGGTCTCAAGCTCCGCCGAGAAGTCTATCGTGGTATCACCATGCAAGCGGGCCAATTCCTGGGCAATCTGGGGCCACGTCGGATGAGCACGGATATTCATGGCGATCCTGATATGCCGACTCACCTCTGAATGAGCAGTCAAGGCGGTGATCCAATCGACATAGCCATTGGCATCGATCTGAGATACCACCCTGCGGCAACTCCCCCACGCTGCGGCAATCAGATTGATGATTTGACGCGCCCCATCCTCCACGAAATCTAGCGGAGATGTTCGGATTCTTACAGGCATATCATTCCTCCTGGTCTGACAAATCCAGCCCTTTGACCACTAGCGTAACCTTCTTCCCCTCTTCCTCTTTCATCATGCCGTGTATCTTGGCGATAGATTCTATTGCCCTCAGCTTGTCGTGCAAATCAAGTCTGATTCCGTCACGCTCTGATCGGATTGATTTCACTGCATGGATGGAGTCCTGCGGAATTTCTTCTGATGATTTGAGAGAGATCGTTTCCCCGTTCCAGGATGCGAAATCCGTTATTGTTGCCCTGCCAATTCCTGTGAGGATCCTCTTGACCTCTTCCGGCCCCATGAAATCCTCGTCGCTTCCTACTGCTTTCTGGACTTCCCGGATTGCTTTCTGGATTTTCTCTTTCGCGAGCAGCTTGGATGCGATGTTGCTAGCCGACCTTTCGCTGTATCCTGCCCTGGCAGCAGCATCTCCCTTGCGCTCCATACCAGATAGCACAAGTTCGATAACGAACCTGCGCTCCTTGATGTCCAGCTTGTCTAGCGTTGGTGTTTTCATATCGACGCCACCAGATTCGCCACCACACTGAAAATCCAGTGAGTCAACACGGCCCCGGCAATTTTCCCGGCAATCTCTGATGCCCTAATAAAACGCCGTGCCCATACTGACGACATGCATCTCTCCATCTATCATTCTAGCAATTTTTGGCTCATCTTTCTTTCCCCACCCATGCACTTCAACCACCGCAATTTTTGACAGTTCCATCGCGTGACAAGACGCCTCTACCTTCTTCACACGCTTGGAAAAATTGGAGAGAGAAGTCACCTGGACGAGTATGAATCCGTTCTTGGAATATCCGAGTACATCGAATACCCCGAACAGATCTCTAACAAGCGTCCTGGTGATCCTTCTCTCCACAACATCCGCATGGATCCCCATGCTCTGCAAGAATTTAATTGTCTTTCCAGTCGGCGTCACGCCTATTCTTCCGTTTTCTCTTCTTCCTCCGGGGCCGCCAAATCAGACTGCGTTGGCGATACAGTCATCCGCCTCTGCGTCCCGATCATGTTTGCCAATTGTACCACTTGGGTTTCGTTGGGGATGAACGACACCTGCATTTTCACCCTCACCGTCTTGTTGTCATCGACGATCATCTTGATTTTTTTGATGACATCCGACACGAATTGCGCGCTCCCAAGACGGATTTTGTGCCTGACATATTCCGCAGAGGATTCGATCTGCTTGAACTGGTACACCCTTGCAGTTCCATCATCCTTCCAGAACAGCTTTTCCCACTTGATGCCTGGCGGCTTGTCAACCGCCATATACGTGAAAATCTCCGGTCCGCATGAAAACTCCACGGAAATATCCGCTCCGGTCACTCTGTCCTCATCCGTTCCTTCCTTTCGGAGATTGATGCCCGTGATCTTCGTCATAACGCTTTTCAACTCAAGGTTCATGTTGCCCTCCTTCTTTCGGCGGTTTTGGACACGGATGCGACGGCATCCAGTACGTCACTTCATCAGCACCAAAAACCTTTGCCCCTTCTATTCCCTGGTATCCCAGGAAAAATTCTCCTGGATGCCTATATTCCCCACGTAACACGACGCCGCCAACGCAAAACCACACAATCTCTCCATCGTGCGGACGGTACTTGTCTGGCGTGACCCACTCCCCCACTGACACACATCTTCCAGTCTCATGCACCTTCAATTTCCTCCACGATTTTCTTCACGTCGTCTATCGTTCCCTGCGGAAAACCTGCGGCCTCGAAAATGTCGTAATCAAAATGGCTGGATATTTTCAGGAGATGACCTAGCTGTGATCCAAAATCCCTCTCCCACGACTGCACCCCATAGCCATAGTCGATTCCGAATCTCCCAACGTGATAATCAACATGCAGAGGAATTGTTAAAAAATCGTCCGGTTTCTGCCCCATCCCTCTTATGATTTTGCCAAGCAGTTTCATGCTTCCGCCATGGCAGTGATGGATTGTGACACCATCCCTCCGTCCAGATACGCAACACGGGAGCGATCTCACAATTGATAGATGTTTTTTGACAGACACCAAGATCATAGCTCTCGTTCTATACGATAAAGCGCGTTTTCCCATCCAGGGTTAGGTTCATCTTTTGCTATTTTCTCAAATTTACAACCTGTTGCTGTAGGAGCAGCCCATATCTTGGAATATTCACTTATGACTGGCTTATCAGAATATACCCACCACGCGCCATTGCTATCTTGGGCCAGCCAATTCGCCCAATCTGGGATTGGGATATTCAGCGTAATCTTTATGCTGTGCGTGCACATAGCTATCTCCTTCTCGCGCAAATCTTGGGACATTCCATCACGTTTTCTCTGCGCCATCTGTTACGTCAAGAATGGACGCTTCCCTTAGTTAACGCGAAGATCCTGGAACTTTTCCTTGGGGCATCGACACGTAGTGTCGTGGCATATGTCGATGCAAATGTACACGTTTTCTGGTTTATATGGATTGTTCCATGCATACGGTTCCCCAAATAGCGGGCACCAGTCGCCGCATGGCGGTTGTATTTCGCGGGATCCGTCGGTCGCGATGGGGCAGCACTGCAATTTCAGTTGATCACCCCGCTTTAAGTGGAGGTACCCTCTTTCGTCAATCTGAATGTCTGGATCGTCCACTGTTGGTTCTCCTTCTGCTCTGCACGGTTGTTCCAAGCCTTTGCTGCCTTTTCATCCCATCTATTCATTCCGTAAGTTGGCGGCAATCTTACCGACGCGCATTAGTCTCCGCTCGGTAAACTCTTGCAGTGTTGCTTTAACCGCTGGACGTATGTCATCGCTACAATATAAATATGCGAACACCAGTGCCTTTTCCGCTATATCAAGATGTTCTTCAGTGCTTGATGTACTTCCAGCAACGCGCCTAGCTTCTACTATTACTCGTTTTACCACCTTGTCTAGCGAGAACAAATCTTGCAATTCATCAATCATTGGAAGTACCCTCACCGTGGCACCAATCCCCAATGCGAATATTCTCCAATCTCCTGCATCACCCGACGACCGGACAAGGTTAGCCCGTCCTCGTCCGTGATTGCTTGTAGTTGAAACGGCCAGCCACAATTCCATATGCTGGCAACTTCCGCGATGTGGTTAAAGAAGCGGGCTTGCTCCGCTGAATCCATACTTGCGAACGCTTCAGCGAGGATTTCTGGGCTAAGATCTTGTAGCCTGTCGTCAATTATCACCTTCATATATCACCTCTGTAACTGGCGGCAACCTCACCGGATGGCCGTAAGGGCCTAACCGGCACAGGAAGCGTAGCCCTTTCCCGCTCCTGCTGCGTGTCTGCTTTCCACGCCTCAGCCGGGAGGTTGCCATACACTAAAACTTCAGCTTTGGATTATTCATCCACGACTTCGCTTCTCTGACAGTCGAAAAAGTGTGGGAAACCTGTCTGTCGCCTGTCGTCCAGACTTTGTTCCGGTTGCGGTGGGAGCGGACTGTCACTTTCTTGTGTCCGTCCACAATCAGAGTTACGTCTTTGTGTGCGGTTGCGAATTTCATTTCATTTTCTCCACGCGATCCGTCGAACGAATGAGTTCCCCGCGATGAATAGCATCAACGATTATCGCCTGGCGTATAAGGAAACGACCAAATTCTTCGATCTGATGCGCCTCTGATAAGTTAAGACTGGACATGGATTCAACTGCAATCTCGCTAAACTCTTCCGAATATGCCGAATGAATTATGCAGATCCGGTGCCACAAACCCAGGAGCAGCGTGCGAAGCGCATCAGGATCTTTCAATGCGAAATCGATCATCTCTTCGATGGATGCTTCAGCTTCGATCTCGCGAGTGATTTTTACAGGGATGGTTTTCTTCTCCATTTGTTCCTCCACGTTCATGATGGCAGACCGGGCAGGACTCGAACCTGCACCCTGTAGGTTAGAAGCCTACTGCTCTATCCAGTTGAGCTACCGGCCCTAGATAAGCTCGTAATCGTTGCTCCCGTCTGTCTCGCCAGTCGTGCACGGGAAACACATCCCGGTCCCTCCATATCTCCATATGTCGTTTTTCCCGCAGACCTCGCATTTCCCTGTTGTTTTTGCGAGCCTGCGAAGATTTGCTAAATCTTCATCAGGATGCATTTCTACCATTTCTTCAGGTGTTACCGGGATCAGGTTGAAGTACACGATATTATCGTTTACTCCTTCCCCTACGTGCTTCTTTGTCAAATCGTCGAAATCATTGCATACGAAGTTTTCCGGATCTTCCGCATTACCGTTGATGTTGAAATCATGTTTTCTGCACCGGAGGGTGATGCACTTATCATCCACACACGCCGATTCCTCGCAGTACAGGCAATTCGATTCTTTCGATTGAGTATTTCTGAAGTGATCAGGTTTCATGACAACCCACAGCTTTCCAGGATTTCTTCTCTCTGGTCGACAGATAATTCATCCCACCACTTTTGCACCCGATACATGATGCTGCAAAATTCTCTCCACGCAGCATCATTGTTGGCTAGATCGCGCAGAGATTTGATCCCCAGTTTTTTCTTGACGTATGCCTTTGCAACCGCAGCGTAGTAGGAGTCCTCCATTCCTGCTTTCACCGATTCGTCATACACCAAGAGATATGCTGCGACCATCTTCTCCCTGGTCCACATCCCGGCAGTTTTAACCCTGCCCTTTTGACGTGGTGTTTGCCTGGCTTCTTCTCTTTCCTCCATGGACCTGTTGACCACTTCCTCATCATCCGCGATCTCTAGCAGTACCATCATGAACCGCGAACCGGCTTGCTTTCCCCTCTTCGCCGTGTATCGCGACATGGGATTCGGAGAATCATCATCTTCTTCGAGCAGGAACTTCGCGGTGTGCCCAACCTGGTGCTTCCAATCCGCACCAAGCAGCATCACTTCTCCTGAATAGGCTGCTCTCTCGTACAGCCACTTGAGGACATCTTCCTGGTCAATCATCTTTGGCACCCAATGCACCTATCGCTGGAACCGCAGCACGCATCCTGGCAATCCAGGCATCCCTATCCTCACCTTCTTTCCTCTTCAATCCGAGAGCAGAAATTCTCTCAGCGATTAGGAGATCCGTTTCCCGGCGCACCTTTCCAGGGACTCCGTTTTGTCTGAGATCCTGAGATATTTCCTCGCCGTGGCGCAGGTTCTTTGCCCTCCAGTGCCATCGGCAATACCACTTTCGGCCCACCTGAATAGCACCGCTGGCGGGGCACGGTGTGCGTGACGGATACTGGCACGCCTCCGGTCTGGCTTGTTTTTTTTCACCCTGCTTTGTCTCTGCTTCGGCGCATTGCGCACACATCTTCTCGCTAGGGAGAATGATGGTGCCGCATCCAGGGCAATACTTCGCTTTTCTCATCTCGGCGGCAACCGATACGGATCACTGACATCTTCCTGAGCTACACCCTTCGCCCACATGATGCTCAACTCGCCCTCCTGCCCCTTCTCTATCCAGCGCTCCCAGAGCATGTCAAACGCACGGCGAGAATTGATCACTCCCAATTCCCCACGGACCATTCCGTGAGCAGTTCCCACCGCAATGCATCCGGCAAGCTCTCGGGCCAGATTTGCGGGGTGGATCAGAATGGCGAAACGAAAACCGTCATCGTACTTGGTCACACCAAGACGCTTGTTTTCGAGCGCTATGGCTCTCGGGAATTTCTTGGATTCCCACGTGGACAGGTAATATTTCCCATTGGGGACGCATGAGATATTTGACATCCCGCCTATTCTCTTGGGGTTCTTTACCCACGGTCGCTCGACCGTCGCCAGCGGCTTGTCCAATCCGGGGACGGTCAGGAATCCGTACATCGCCTGGCCTGGGAATACCGCAGTTCTCCTGAGAAACAGTTTCATTTCTTTTCTTCCTTCTTGTTCAGCCGATATGCGTATGCACGTACTCTCTCTGCTATCTCGTCATTCCGGACCCAGACGGACACATGACGCCATCCTTGGCGTCGTCTCTGCGTCCTCCAGAGACGGTAGTATTCCCGTCTATTCTTGCTCTGCCGCTTGCTCCGCGAGCCTGCGGATTCTTCGGATCGTGCTCTCGATCTTTTGGGCGATCTGGGTGATTTCTTCATATTTTCGATCTCCAATTGCGTCATGGATCTCCAGGTACTCATCTTCGAGAGCGTCCATCTCCTTGTCGAGATCGTCGTTGAGAGCATCAATCATTCCGTGCTCCCTCTCGTACCTTTCAATCCAGAACCTTTCCTCCAGGTAATCATCATCATCCCACGATGAAAATTCACAACGATGAAACCCCATGACACTACCCTCCGTTTGTGTTTGTTATATCCTAGGACATATCGTTGTTTGTGTCAACAATCTCCCCGGCATAGGTGGAGAAATTTGTCGGGGAGAAGAGAGTCTTGGGGCGAAGGTATTGATGCATTTTCGTCCCACGCCACTGCTTGACTTTCGTGGCGATCACCCTGGCACACGTCTGCTCGTCTGTTTCCTTCATCCTGGCGATGATCAACCGCAGGTTCGCAGGTGTGGGTGGGAATCTTCTCCCTGCCTGTTCATTAAGAAATTCTAATATGCTGATTGCGCGTTCACGAAGTGAACGATCTTGGTTATCTGACGGTTGATCTGATGGATCATGTCCGGCTCCCGGACTACCAGTAGTCCGGCTCCCGGACCACCCTAGTCCGGCTCCCGGACTACCCCCTGCAAGCAATGCTCCAGGGTGTCCTCCATTTTCCACCCTATTTATCAGGTAATAGACATTGATCTGATAATGCGTCGTCCCCTTTTTTGATGATTTTGCCTCCCGTCTCAGAATCCCGGCTGTGGCGAATCTGTTCAGGTGTTCGCACACCGTCGATCTGGATAGACCTGTCTTGCGTGCGATGGTGGACAGACTCGGGTAACACTCTCCTTCATCGTTTGCGTGATCTGCCAGGGTTAGCAAAACCAACTTTGCTACTGGCTTCAGTTTCATTTCCCACACCAACCCCATGAGTTTTATGCTCACGTCGCCTCTCCTGTTTCCTGATTTGATCCAACATCATGATTTCTTCGGCCCACACCAAGCGGTCCGGAGTGACACGTGCAATTGCCCTCTCAATCCTCACCGCCGTGCGCGGAGATGGAGTTTTCCATCCGTGAGAGATTTTCCTTAGATACTCGTAGGCAATTCCTGCCTCCTGGCACACTCTCGCAACTTCTTGTTTTTCCGACATTTTCATCCACAAATACAGGTTCATGCCTATTACAATACACGCATCAAAAATTTGCAGCAACCGTATTGACAAAAAATATAATTTGTCCTATTGTTGCTACAAACACAACCGACGGAGGACACAGAAATGGCAAATCTGAAGGAAATGAAAGACGTTGCAATCGAAACCTACCACGACATGAAGAGGCGGGAGTTGATCGATTACATCACCCGCATCAGCTTCGCCCCCTCTGGCATCGTGTTGGAAAACGGCCATATCTACGACATCAGAGATCCGGCTTTCGGTCAGGTTTCGTCTGATGTCGGGATGTCCCATTCGTTCAGTCGGGCGCTATATAAGGAAAATTGCGCCCTGTGGTCGGAAGTGATGAACACGATGCATGATCCCGATAAGCGGGTGATGGTCCGCACCAAGTCGAACGGCGCTATGGCTGTTCTTTCCCGCCGCTATCTCAGGGTGCGTAGCGCCGACATCTTCGAGCCCATGATGGATCTGGTCATCGACCACGATGGGCTTCCTCTCGGTGCCTGGGCCGGGAAGATCGATCACATGCGGTTTCTGTGGCCCAACATCCGAGAGGACATTGCCCCTGGTGATGGCGTCTCTCCGATGGTGGAAGTGATCCATTCTGAGTTCGGCCTGGCTCCGATCCGTGTGCGAGTGGGATTCTTCCGGCACTTCTGCCTGAACGGCTGTGTGTTCGGACGGGAGTACGTGTATGCGTATTCACGCAAGCATATCTCGCGCCGCGTCCCGGATGCCTTCCAGGTCTTGGACCCGCCCAACACGGTTCCATTCGAGATGCATGTGATTCAGAAGGCGCTGGCGAGTGCTGTCACGAATTTCCGGGAGTTCATCCAGCCGATCAAGGAATCCGCCATGGAAGAGATCGACGTAGACGATGTAAGGGAATTCGTGAAGATGCTCACTCGCACGGTCGCCCCTACCCTCACGAGGGATCGAAAGGCCGCCGTGATCGACATTCTGACGGAGATCAAAAAGGACCGAAAGATCACGCGCTGGGACGTGAGCAATGCGATCACCCAAATGTCGCACAACCAAGGGTTTCTCCAGGGCGAGGAAGGTCTTGCCTTGGAGCAGGAAGGAGGGAATATCCTGACCCTCAGCACGTCGAGGATGCGTGGGCTCGCTGCCGCATCCGCCGCGTAAGGAAAGCCCGAGATGGCGCAGGGACGCGCCTCAACCCTGGAGGACAAAATGAACGACATCATCACAGTAACCAAAGAAAAGAAATTCGTCTCTAGCTTTTCAGCGTCTCGCAACAAGGAATGGCCGATCTCTCTGCCGCAGGAACGAGTGCATCTTGCCACCTGGATCGACCGACAGCCAGAACTTCAGAAATGCACTCCAGAGTCGATTCAGCACTCACTCCTGAGTGCGGCTTCGGCTGGAATCACGCTAGATCCGAATCTGGGCCATGCATATCTCATCCCGTATTACAACAAAAAGACAGGGGTGCACGAGGCGCACCTACACATATCCTATCGTGGCCTGATCCACGCATCTACGAGGGATAACCAATTCAAGTACGTGCGGGCTGCCGCTGTGTACCAGAACGATGTTTTCCACGTCGATCAGGGCACAACCGTTGAAGTAACCCACAAAATCGCTATCGGAGGGCGCGGCAACATCATCGGTGCATGGGCTCTAGCCGAAACGATGTCCGGTGACAGGTATTTTGAATATCTGACCATCGACCAGATCAGGAAAATCAGAGACAGATCGAAAAACAAGGACGGCCTGGCCTGGAAAGTGTTTTTCGAGGAAATGGCGAGAAAGTGCGCTGTGCGTCGGCTCCTGAAGTACACTCCGGCCAGCCCCAAGGAAGTTCTCGAAGTGATGAACAGATATGAAGGCTTGGAACCATCTGATGTATCCGATCAGGTCGTCCGGGTAATTTCGGATGAACAGTGCATGGAATTGCACGCCATGCTGTCCGATGCCGGAATGAACGATGATGATGTCCAGCGCTGGATGAAGCGCCTGTGCCAGATTTTCGGGCTCAAATCGGTAGCGGACATGCCAGCAGATATGTTCGACAAGGCCAGATCCATTCTGGCAGACGCTCTTGCCAAGAGGAACGAGCAATGAAGCTGACACCGACCCTGATCTATACCTTCGAGCAGAGATCGGATGAATGGTTCCGCGCCAGGCTGGGTAAAATCACATCGACACGGGCGCAACGTGCCTTCGATCCATCGAAGCACAAAGCCCTGGCTGTGGAGTTGGTGCGTGAATCAATCTCGCCTGAGATTGCCATGATCGCCTGTCATGCCACAGACGGGATCCCTGCCCTGGAATGGGGCCGTGAACGTGAGGAAGCGGCAAAGGCGGCTCTTGCTATCGAGGGGTTCAACGTCCAGGAGCCACCCGGTTTCGTCTCCGTCAAGGAGATCGACATTCTGGGTGATTCTCCCGATGGCCTGGTGGATGGTGCTCCGCTGGAAATCAAGTGTCCAATGACACCGGATCGCCACCACCAGATCATAAACGGCGGATGGAGGAAATTCTTCCCCCAACTCATGCACCATGGCGTGGTGATGAACGCCGACCGTGTTCTGTTCGCGTCATTCTGTCTGGAGGCCGACAACCATCTGTGGACGAAATGGGTGGATGTTCCTGCGGACTGGCGCGAACAGTATCTCTCCCGTGTCCTGATAGTACAGGATATGGTTAACCACCCGCACACACTGTTTGATTAGGAGGGCAACATGAACGACATCGCAGAAATCGAGAATGACATCCAGAACAACCAGGTCAAATTCCTGGAGATGGTCAAGAACGTCTCCGCCCTGGAAATCACCGACACGAACACCTTCAGCCATGCGCTGGAGATGATCGCAACGATGAAGGCCATCAAGGACAAGGCCGAAAAGGAGAGAAAGGAGATGACAAAGCCGCTCCTGGACACCAAGAAGAAGATCGATGAGAAGTACAAGATCATTTCCGATAACGCCGAGTGGTGCCTGAAGAACCTGCGGAAGAAGGTGGCATCGTACTATGGCAAGTATCCTGACGAAGTGGAATCCCTGCGCGTCAGCGAGTGCAGTGTCATCACCCCTCACGGGACCAAGGCCACCTTCCAGCGCACCAAGGAGATCCAGGAGGACAAGATCGACATCCTGGCGCTGGCAAAGGCTGTGGCAGAGGGCCGGGTGCCGTCTCGGGTGCTGAAACCCAACATGACGGAGATCCGGAAGTTGATCAATGCCCCGGATACTCTCTCTGCCCCGAACATGAGGGAAGCCGGGGTTCCGTGGACGTGGACCTTTACGGTCAAGACCTGAAGGGAGGATAGAGATGAAAAATCAAGTTTACTATGCCCGGCTCATGGACAGGTTTGCCATGGATGGCGAGTATTTCATCGTTGGACAGGATCCAAGAACCGGGGGATGTTTCAACATTCGCATCACGCCCGACGACATCGAGCATGCCGGAAGGCTATGGGGAAATGCGAGTGTTCCCTACGTCCTGGACGATGAGGGCCAGGCCATCTATCACCCGACGAAGGAGGACGCATCATGACGACATTCTGCATCGTGTTTACCATCGCATTGCTGCTGGACATCGCCCTGGCGGCGGCCTTCCTGTACTTCTTCCCAGAAGCCCGCAACACCCTGTCCAGCAGGATCAAGGGATGGAAAGAGCAAGGTGGACTGACTGCCGCCGGATGGTTCTGGCTGCTCTATTTCTCCTTGCTCGCAGCCATCATCTGGGGTATTCTGACCACTCCCTAACCCCAAACACACCCACTGCACCGTTCAGCCCCGCTTCTGCGGGGCTTTCTTTTTCACCTTCACCTCCCCCTCGTACACCTTCCCATCCTTGATGCACAGGTGCTGATAGCGGCCATTGGGCAGTCTCCTTGTCCTCACCCGTCCACCGTCACGAACGCACTTCTCAAAATCGGCAGGCATGTTCCTTTTCCCTGTCGTCGTCGTGGTGATTTTCCGGATTTTTGATGTCGTCCGAGAGCGCCGGAGAAGCCCTCTGAGGCGATTTCTCCCTGACCAAGCCACCTACATATCCAAACACTCGATCTCGTGAGACTGCCACGCCAGCATTGGCCGTCCTGGCCGAAATTACGGGACCAATACCTTCTCCTGACATCCTGAATCCAGCCATCAGAACGGCCCTGGAGTCCGTTTTCGCCGCCCCAACGGAGAACGCCGGAGAACTGCCGATCTCCATGGAGACGGCCACACCGTCGTCCACCGCCTGGATGTACGCCCCTGGAGAAACCCCATCCCACGTGACGCCGACGAACACCTCATCAGCCCTGGAATGTTCCACGTGGAACATGCAGACCACGGCTACCAGGAAAAACAATAATTTATCCATGTTTCACACCTCCTTCCAAGGATGTTCCACGTGGAACATCGTTGTTCCACGGACGTTTCACGGACGTTTCACGGCCTCGTTGGCCCGCCTCATGGCCCTTGCGCCTGCCGCCTGGAGTGCCCGGCAGCCATGGTATTGCTTGGCCCATGCAATCATGGTTCGCCTGACATTGTTTCTGGTGCCGTCCTTGAGGCCGGGCAATTTCTCCGGGCACTCACGGAGCAGGCGATCCGGGAATTTCGGACCAGGATTCACCAGTAGCGGCTGCGTTGAGCAACCGTACATCATCAGCGCCAAAGCACTGACCATCAGCAATTTCCCTTTCATGTCTCTCCGCCTCCACCTCGATCTCCTTGAACACGACCCGGACATTGGCCTGAGCCTCCGCGAGATCCTGGGCCAATTCCTCCACCCTGGATTGTAGCTCTGCCTTTTGGCGCTCCAGGGCCGCCACAGCCTCCGCTTTTCCCTTCTCAGCGCGATAGGCATGGAAGTGATACCCGCCGACAGCCGACACCGTAGAGACAACGAGCAGGACCAGGGCCCATGCAAGCATCTCGAACTTCATCGCTGCACCGCCTCGATTCGGACGGGGAGTTTGTAATGCTCGACAAACCTCACGGCATCACGGTAATGGTTTGAATCCTGTGTGGTGATCAGCACCAAGATCGCCTTCTGCCCCGTGTGCATGGAGTACCACAACGCTTGCGAAACCCCTTCTTTCCACGCATCCCCATGGTCCACCTCAACAATACCGTCTTTGACCAAGCAATCCGCAAACCCGACGACCCGGCCATCCCACGCATGGCGAATCGTGAGCCTCTGATTCAGCCGGTGCTCTGACCAGATCCCGCCATGCTGTTCGCACCATACCCGAGTAAAGGACGCCTCCGGCCCCGAAGCATGACCAGGATTCGGGGCCAGAACCAACACCACCGCAAGGATAATTGCCCAACAATGGCCGCCATCCTGGAATGGATCGAGCATCTGGCGGCACAACTCCTTCGACAGCCTGCCGCGCCATCCGCTGGTGTCATTCCATCTCGACAACCTGGCAGTAAGCAGCCATTCCCGCTTGTCGTACCTGGGCAATTCCAGGAACATCAGCGACCCAGGGAAGATGTTGAACACGAAATCCTCGATCAGAAACAGCGGGATATGCGGTGCCCCGAACAGCTTCGACATCCACGGGAGATGCTTCCCCTGCGCCCGGTATTTCTTGTAGGCGCGATATAGCGACATGACGGTGAGATAGTGTGACCATAGCAGCCACGCGAACATCACCGACCCGGCGACGAGGCCGACAATCAGCATGATACTATCCATCAGTTTTACCCCCTTTCATCTCAGCCACAGCCTTCGCTCCCTTGACACCAAATTCTGACAAGAGCCAATAGCCCCACACATCCGTTGACCAGTTGATAAGCTGCTCTATGGTCATCATCCTGGATTCAGGCGAAAATCCGGTGAAGATAAACAACAGGAGAATGAGGCCCTGGATCATCCAGCACCCAACAAACCGGGTTGACTTGAAGCCCTTGTAGTCCAGATGATTCATTTCTGCGCGATCCTGTCTATCCGCTCATGGAGTGCCTTGATGTCCTCTCTCGATAGCTTTCTCATCTCTGAAAGCTCGGATTTCAGATCGTCCCTCATTTCTGAAATGGCTTTTGTCAGGGCTTTCATATGAATGTCGAGATGAGCCGTCTCCACCTTGGATGAAATCGAACGCCTCAGATCAGCGATCATGTCATCTCGCTTCACAGATTCCACTTTCATCCTTACATTCTCCTGCTTCAGTTCACCGATTTCCTTTGCAATCTTTCCCTTGACAACATCGTGATCCTTTTTCAACTGCCTGTGGCTCCATTCAAGCCTGCCCCACAGAACGCTTGCCAGCCCGGCAACCGCCCACAGAAGAAAGTCTATTATCTTGTTTTCGCTCACAACCACACCCTAACCATCATCCATACATGACCAGTGAACGAGCCAGATGTATCAGCCCATATATACCCTGCAATATTTGTTGCAGATGCGAAATACGTTTTCCCGACAGTGCATGTAAGAACACCCTGCCCTATATCTGTTGTCTCCGCAATCGCACCGCCAAACGTGTATCCGTGAGGAATGACATCATTCAATATCTTTCCTCCAGTAGTTATACGAAGCCGTCTTTTTGTTCCGGTTGTCGTATCCGAAAACTCCCCCCTGGCAAAGAACTCCGCAGCAGAACCAGATGGCATTTGCACAACGCTTTGCCCATTTGAAATTATTCCAAGAGGGTTTAATGCCGCATCTTCTATCGTACCCGATTGATATGATCCCGATGACATCGCGCCAGTCTGGTGCCATGCCATTTCCATGAACGCGCCCAGATTGTCCAATCTGTTCCAGTTCGCGCCGTCGTACCAGAACCTTCCAACGCTCTGAACGTGGATGTATTTGGGGCCAATGATTGATGCCGATGCGCTGACCAGTACGGCTCGCTGTGTCCCGGAATTGAAGATTTCCCAAATATCACCTGTCTGTGGAGACGACGGGAGAGTGATGGTGACAATGTTCGCACCACCGTTCACCTGGATGATCGAATTCCGGTCGCTCTCAACAAGCGTATAATTCGAGTTGATTGCCTTCACGCCAGGGGCGATTGACAGCTCCAGCTTTTCGTCTGACCCAGGAGAAAGCACCCTCGCGGCAATGCCGCCGGTTGCTACGATCTTTGTGTTGAGCGGGCCGTTGGTTGTGTCTGACGACGTGATAGAAACGTAACCCTCCTTTGCCGTCGTATTCGCATCAACATCCGGATCTTTGTCCGTGAGGACGAGTTTCTGGCCCGTCGCATCCCACTTTATACCTCTGCTTGCCTTGGGAGACGGAAGTACCAGGGACACATTAGTGAGAGGATCCGCCTGCGGAAACTCCAGCATCCGCTCTACCCTCATCCTCACATCCTGGATCTGTCGGGCCAGGTGGTCGAGGGCAGTTTCGATTCCATCCGGAGGGATGGTATTTCCTCGATCTACGGTCTGCGTCTGATCGGTGGAAACCTTTCTGTAGATGGCGATATATCCGCCATCCGGCTTTGCCGAAGGAATATCAATGTACCCTGACGTTGGAAGAGAGCCGACATATCCAACGGTGTAATCCGTAGTTTCCGCCAGCTTGGTGAGATTGCCGGACGAATCCAGATACCACACTTCCAGATCCGATGTTTTCTCGATGGTCCAGGAAAAATAGAACCTGGTCACACCACCATCGGTTTTCAGGATTTCCGGCTCATAGTCAGTAGAAACGGTCATCTCTGCTCTCCTGCGTAATCGAGCACCTGTTCTCTCAGCATGATCAAGAACTGCATGGCCTCTTCTTCCGCCTCATCCTCTGGCACTCCTGCGGCCACAAGCTGGGCCCGCTTTCTCGCCGCCGCTGTCTCCATCAGGTACGGATATTTTGCGTAGAGCATCATCCGCCCGCGCTGCTTGTATAGCTCATATATTTTTCTGAGCAGAAGCACTTTACCGCCGGGTGGATCGACTCCATCTGAAAGCATCCCATACCCCTTTGATTTGACGATCTTGTTGATCGCTTCCTTAAGCGGCAATCCTCCAATGTCAACGCCCATGACTTCAAGAGACTGCGGGGCCGGGGTTTTCGCAATCAGGACGATATAATCGTCGTACTCCCGCAACCCCAACCGCATCCCATCAAGGATTCGCGATGCCTTTGTGAACGGCATCTTGAGCCGCCATATTTCCTCATCTGCCGGAGTCGGTTTCCATTCAGACGGCGCGCCCGGCAACACGAAATCGGCTATGGGAGAGCCCCATATTCCGGGGCGCACAGGTTCACCCCATACATTCCTCAGTGTCGGCATGTCCTCTGAACACCCTGGCGTATTCGCGCACCATTGACGTTGCCACTGCGTCAGAGCATCCTCTTCGGGATCGAATGTTTCACGGTAGTCGGGATCAACAACCGCCTCTCCCCTGCGAACGATGGCAGGCACGAACGACCCGGCCATTCTCTGCGCCCATCTCGCCCATTGGTTCTCGTCGTAGCTGGTGATGACCTCTATCGCTTCCGCGAGTCCCTGGAGATATGTCTTGTTGATGATGTTGTTGGAAATCGCCATGATTAGCCCTGCCGCATAGTGCTCCGCTTGGTCATATTCCAACCCTCGAAACACTCGGACAGAATCCGCCATGATTCCCAACAATTGCCCGATGGGATCGAATCTGTTGTACGGATAAAACTTGTCTCCAACCTTGATTGAGTATGGCTTCCATCCCATCCTTTTCAGCGCAAGGCGACCGGCCTTGTCAGCAGGCGGAGCACCTGTGATGCACAGCCTCTTTCCTGAGCAGTCGTAATTTTCGGCCACGAGCCCGATCATCGACATCGCCGCCATTGACCCCAGGGACAACCTGGACCATGCAAGAGCGCGTTCTGCCGGATCGGCGCTCATCAGCTTGCCTCGAAATTCTCCCGACAAGACTGCAAGCGGGGTTCTCTCGAATGAATACTTGAGAATATTAACCGGAGTACGAATGAACGGTAGAACAAACCTCGCAAGAGGGAACGAAGCTACAAGCCTCTGAAGATTGGCCGTCGGCCCGAGTGGCGCGGTGAATGTCTGGTATCTGGCCTGGTTCATGGCCTTCAGGTGAAGATCATCCGGAGGATTCTCCAGCGTCTCCGCGATAAACCTGGCCGCATCCTCCCCTTTAAGGCCCTTTTCCATGGCACGGCGGTATGCCAGCGCGTTCAACTCCATCCTGTATGCCACGGATTTGAAAAACTCATCCTCTGCTGATAGCGCCCTGGTCGGAGTACGCACAATCTTGCCGAGCAGATCGATCCCTGACGACAATGGGGCCGCTAGCTCCAGCCGCTGCGGATCGACAACCTGACGACCCGCGATTTTGTTTATCACCTCCATGTTTCCCTGGAGGATTTGCTTTACGTTATCGGCGGTGATTGCCTCTTGGGTTCTGGCTTCTACCTTGGTCAGCGTATCAGGCTCGGCTCCCATCATGACCTTCCCGGCCACTCTGAAACCATCAACCGCCCCGCGATACATCCCCCAAAGCTGCGCCCCGGCCTCTCCGTACTTGACACCCTGCCCGCCCTGGAACACATTCGAGATGACCGCAGCACCGACTCTCTCCGGAACCTGCATCAGCGCAACGACGCTATTCGAGATTACATTCACCGCGTGCGTCATAGGAGAACTGAGCAGTGCGTTGATCCAGTATTCCAGGATCATATCTATTCCCTTTGCCTGCCATACCTTTTTGGCAAACTTGTTCTTCTTCTCTGGCGTATCCAGCGACAGATACATCTCTGCAATTCTGTCTGCATCCTTGCCATTTGCGGATGCAAGGATGTCCTTGATTTCCTGCGCTCTCAATTCCCCTGATTTTGCAATGATTCTGAACTGGTTAAGCGCCCTACCCGCTTCCGCTGCGGCACCATGGATCTGCAACTGAACCGCTGCCATAGTTGATAGCGTCTGGCTGAACGCCACTTTTTCCTCATCCGTTGCCGCACCGGATTTTATTTTCGACGCCAGTTCATCGGCTCGGTTTCTCAAATCCACCAGAACCATTCTCGCGGCAAGCAGTTGTTCAGCGTTCCATGCCTGGCCTTTTTCGCGCTCAAGAATGTGATCGACGCCAAGCTCTTTCGCTGCCTGCATAGTCATTTCGTGCGTCCTTGTGCCACGCCTGGCACTCTGCACCTCTTCAGGCATCGCCTCCGCGATTGTCTTGATCACGTAATTCAGCTTGTCAGGAGAGTCCAGGTACTCATAATTGATATTGACGGCCTTTTTCTCTCCGGCCTCGACAGCTTTTATTTCACCCTCAACGCCAAGGATCTCTTCTGCAAGAGCATCAGGATCGACATTGACGATGTTTTTCTTCGTCTTTTCTATTGCCTGCTTGACCCCTCGACGAAAGACCGGCCCGAGAGACGCCACATTGAATTGATCCCCATCAGGAAGAGGAACAATGTTGGGATCTTCTTCTTCGGGTGGAGCATCTGCCCCTGAATACGAAAACGTATCGAACAGGGGATTGTCCAGCCGCGCCTCGTCGACCAGATTATTCTTGCCGTGCTCCATCGCTCTGCTCCTGCATTACCGCAGCCCCCATAGCAGCCGGGCCGAGAAAATTGAATAGTCTCGTCGGCCCTGCAACCTTTTTCCTCACATCCTCCGGGATCACGATCTGGATATAGTCTCTGCCCGCGACTTCAATCTCGTTGACCTCTATTCTCTTGTCGAACGATTTCATGAACTTTTTAAGCTCTGATGGAAACTTTTTCCCATACAGATAAAAGAACCCTTCAGCACGCGGAACAATCGCAGTCTCCAATCTTTCCTCGTAGGCATCCGCCAGTCTTTCTGCATACCTGCGTGCTCGTTTCTTGCCCAGCATCCCGCGCTCTATCGCGGATGACACCTCGTCGATAAACCTCTCCCTGTTCTTTGTCGGATCCGATGTGACAAGGTTGATCATCCCGTTGACATTACTCATTCTGCTAATCATCTCTTCCCTGATTTCATCCAGATCATCGAACCCTTCTACCGCGTTGTACGGATCGTACTTGACGACAACCTTTGACTCATCCGCCTTGAATATCGCCAGGGCATCTGTTCCTGATATGTCCATCTGTCCTTGCGGAGACTGGAGCATGATTTTGTTCATGCCGCGAGATGCCGCCTCTCTGACAATTGCCCTCATCGCGAACAACGCCGCGCCGCCTTCCCATGGCATCCGATTTGTCCCAACAGGAACCATAGCTATTTCACGATGAAGAGAATTGGCACGATCATATGTATCTGCATATTCAAACAGCTTCCTTGCAAGGTCATCCCCGAACACCTCAGAGATGAATGGTTTCATTGCCGGGCCAACATCTCTCCTGTTGATCGAGAAGGTCAGTTCATTCTTTATCCTCTCCGGATCTCCGGTAAAAAATGCAGACGCAAGACGTTCTGTTTTCGTCTTTGCAGTGAGCGCCTGCCCGACTAGATAATCCTGATCGGATACCGGGCCAATCCTCTTGAACGCCTTGGACAGCTTTTGTGAGACAAACGATTGAAATTCCTCCAGGTTGTTAAACCTGGAGACAATAGCAGACACATCCCTTTTGATCTGCTCCGCAATCCTGTCTCTTCTCTCTACAACCTTGTCTAGCTTTCGTGTAATTTGATCGCGTATTTTGTCCATTTCATCCGCAGTTCCATGGAACTGTATGGATGCATCCCAATCGCTTTGAAGCTCATCTATCACAAAGACGTTCTCGCCATTGATCTCCCTGACTGATCCCCTGGCATGGGCAATGAGATTTGTTGAATTGCTTGGGAAGTGAGGCGCATTGTATCTAAACAACCTGGAATCCCACTGCAAAGTAAGCTCGACATACTCCTTTAGATCACCAGGCGCATCAGATACAAAATCCATGTATTGAACTTCGGGATCCTCACCGGCAAACACCAAATCCGGCCTCCTGGAGTTGATCCATTCAGACACATCCGAATTCAGCGTTTCCCAATCAGATGTATAGGATATTTCCTCGCCAGTGGCCGAATGAACCGCCTGGAAATAACCATCCTCATCCATTTTAATGTCAATTCCGTTGACTCTTGCGGTCTGTGGATAGTAAACCCCAAGGTCGTATGGTTCGACATTGTCAGCAAATCTCTCTATGAGATTGTCCCTGATTTCATCTGTCCTTTTATTAATCAACATATCCAACTCATTGATGAAGGCGTCTGCATCCTCAACCTCTATACCTTCATCCGTTTCCCTGATCATCTTCCGCAGGGAAGTTGCGTCCACATGATTTTCCTCAAGACGATCCAACAGACCAAGAAGCTCTTCCTCGTCCGGATCGAACACTTCAGATTCTATGCTTTTCCCGATGTCGAAAATCTCCGCTGTCTCCCTGGATAACGCCTCGTCTAACACATAACTATCTTCCAGGCGAAGTCTGACCACCTCAGACCATCTTTCAACGTCGTTCTCCCATGGAATATCAGAAGGATCGTCCGGAAACACATTCGCCCCCGACGCACGGATCCTTTTTATGACCTTGACGCTTCCATTCCTGATTGTTTTAAGGACATCTCCCTTCTGAATCACAGTATCCCCAGGAAGGTCAAGCAGCCTTTTGAACGGCGACCACTCGACCTCGTTCTGCTTGATCCCGCCCCATTTCTTGTAAGACTCCCGAAGGTCTGATACACGCATCTGAGGCGGCATGTTTTCAATGATGGAACGTTCGAGAGACGAATAGAACTCCGGCGGTGCGCCGCCTCGTTCCGACATGTCGAGCGCGAACGACCACACACGATCAGCCACAGTGCGGTCAATATTCGTTTTCTGCTCGATCAGCTTGAAAAACTGCTTCTTGTCCTTGCCCTCAATGATCATCCCGAGCGCGTATTCAGAGAGGGCCTGTTCTTCTTCCTCGCTGATCTCTTTCCTTCTCTTCTTCTTCCTTACCTTCTTCTTGGCTTCCGGTTCCTGCGAGGGCTCTTGTTTCTGTGTTTCTTCATCATTTTTCACCTCCTTACTCTGCTGCTGTTTTTCGCGAGAAAACTCCGCTGCCTGGAGCATATCCTGCTCTTCAACGGACTGGAACCTCATCAGGGATTCGGCTTTCTGCTTGAACGCCTTTGCCACCGACTCCCTGGCCCTGTTCATCATCACCCCGGCATAGTGAATGGATCTTGCAAGCCTTCTGCTTCCATCCTCGCTTGCGCCCTTCGCAATCACCCATTTCCCACCCGAGAAAACAAACCCTATCCCTGCCGCGAGCAACGTATCTTCCAGCAGGGTGAGAGCCTTTCCTTCGATCTGGTTCGACGCCAGATCCGATGACAACGCCCTGGTGTAAGCATTGTCCACACCAATCTCGCGCAGGAAGGAATGGAGATTGCCGTCGGCTGCATCAAATGCGGCGAACCCCACAAGACCAGCGACAGCCTCATATGCAGCCATCTTCTGGAATCCTGATGCCCACTTGATACCTGCCATGCTTTTCGCAGCCGCCGCAAATGGGGCAAAAAACTGTGTCGCAGACCTGATGATTCCCTCAGTTGCTGTATCTGGGCGCTCGACAATCGTTTCCTTTTCTGCCCTCTCCTTGTCAACTGCAAGCAACTCCTTTTCTCTCCACTCCTTCATCACCGCCACTTCAGGACCAAGCCATTCTGCAACGACATCCGGAGTCACAACGTTCATGAGCATTTCCCCTGTCTGGGAAATCTCGATCATCGCATCCGCAACGCCAGCGGCGGCCTGCACAATACCACGCGCTACATATCCTGCCACTGGACCTTCGGTGCCATCATCCTTTTTCTTGATGCCGAAGAAACGATTAAGCTCATCCAGCGACACAACAGGATTGACGCTGAACCCGGATTCTCTCGCCTTCAGCTTCTGGAGATACAGGCGATAAACCAGCTTTCTTTCTTCGTCCGAAAACTGCTCTATATACTCTTTCTGCTGTTCATATGCGGATACCGCCTGCCTGGCTGATTCGCTCTTTTCGTCGTCCACCATGCTCAACGCCATTTCCTTTCTGGCGATATTGCGGTACAGATCGAGCGCTTCATAGTCCTCGATCTTCAGGGTTGATACGGCATCATCTGCCTTTTCTTCATCCGTCCCGTTCGAGAACAAGTTGACCTTCGCAAGCACCGGCTCGGCCTGCTTCCTGGCTTCCTGAACAGATCTGTTCAACTCTGCGCGTTTCTGACGAGCAAGGGACACCGCTTCAGCCTCAAGCTGCACATTCTGCGAGAACTGCCCCTTTACTTCATCCTCCGTCCCATCAGGAACAGGGGACAGCACAGGAATATCAACTTCACTGCTGTGCTTCATTCTTTCTCGCCTCCAGTGCTTGCATGGCCTCTTCTGTACGACGCTTCGCGGCTTCCTTCATCTTGATTCTGCTGATTTCGATTTCCGCCTCTCGTTCTGAAATATCACCATCGGATAGTGCCTGCATGACCTCTTCCACTGTCTGGTACGTGGTATCAGGAATCATGCTGGATGTGATTTTCTTGTATTTCGGCGCAATCCTGATTGCCGCATCCCATGGATCTTCTCCTTCAGTCACCAGCACGCGAAGCTCACGCCTGGCCTCCGCTGCCTTCGCTTGCACCGCAGGATTGATTCCAACTCCGGCAATTGGGTTGTATCCGATGACTCCCTCAAGCCACATCACGGCCTCTTTGTACTGTGGATTCGACAGGATAATCGGATTCCTCATGTCTCCGATGAGACGCCTCGCTGTTTCCATTGACAGCCCGTTTCCAACCATCCCAATGATGACAGATGGATCCGTGATTTCACCGAGATGAACCTGTCTTTCAATCCGTTCCGCAATCTGCGGATCGTCTATTCCCTGATCCTTTGCCCTGGCCTGCAATGCCTTGTAGTAGATGTCCGCCTTGTCAGGGTTGAGTTCCTGTTTCTCCACCATATCCGCGATTTCCTGGTACGACGGAACATCTTCCATGTTCGGAGAGAACACCCTGGCCCACAATTCTCCCTCATTCTTCGCCCATGCCCTTTTAAGGGCACGTTCTTCCTCGCGCTCCCGCTGTCTCCTTTCAATATCCTCTTGTCTTGCCTTGGCTTCGATGTATCTAATCGACTGGTTTATCAGTCTTTCCCGTCGCTCCGCATCCAAATCCGGATACGACTGATTCAGGAGTTCATTGTTCATCAACTCCGCAAGAACAATGTCCGGATTTTCCCTGAGACGGCGAATGATGCGTGCCTCGTCCACGGAGGAATTGAACGACATCGTTCTCTTGACCGCTTCCTCCGGAGAGTACACGCCAAGCTCCATTTGGCTACGGATGTGATCTGCGAACTGCTGCTTTCCCTCCTGCACACGTTCAGGAGAGTCTTGAAGTGCCAGCACTTTTGCAGCCTTCGCGCTAACCAGGTCATCCAGTGCACGGGTATATCCGACTGCGTGCTCGCGGGCCTTTACACGTGCCTCTGCTGTCTTTTTTCTGAAATACTTTATCGCGGAATTGGATGCAGATGCCCGTAGCTCCGGATCTTCTATCTTGTCCTCGATATGCTGGAGCAAGCTCCTTTGCACCTGTTTCGCATCACTTACCAGCGTCTCGTATGACTCAGGACTCGGATCCTGAGATCTCTCGAAGAACCATTCTTCATATGCTTCTTCGACCTCTGAGAGCGCCTGTGTCGCCTCTGCCTTCTGTCTCGCCTCCCTCGCTGCTTTCTCCAACCTAATGCAGAGATTGGTCAGCTTGTTGCCGAGTGCCCCAATCACCTTTCCTTGCGCGATTTCTCCACTCGCATCGTAAGGCGCTTCTGGGACTTGGGTTGTCAGGCGAACACGTCTGTTGGGAATGATCAGTTTCATTCGATGAATGACCCGAAACTCAGCATTGCATTGCCGATGTCAGAATAGAAATCAGCCTTGTTCATGTCTCTTGCAGCTTTCAACTGCATTTCTCCGCCGGACAGGATAAATCTGATTTCCCTGTCCGCGTTTCTGTACATGGTCTGCAAATCTTCCTCCCCTATTCTCAGCGTCTCCTGGATGATCGTCATTGGCCCTCCTGCCATGGTGACGCCAGATGCCCCGACCATTGCCTTCTGTTTCCCCACGTACTGCCGAAGCTGACGCTCAAATTCCTTTGCATCATCCAGGAATTGTTCCCACCTCAAATCTGCCTTCATCCGGGCCAAACGCATCCTTTGCTCGGCCTCTCGACGCCTGGCCTTGCGCCTCTTGCTGCCACCAATCAGGGACAGCCCAACACCTGCCGCTGCTAGCCACCAAGCCATTAGATCGATGAAACCTCCATCACCGCCGCAACATGCGCCACCCCAAGCGGCAATCCGCTCACGGATTCAATCTTGATTGGCGCATCGAACGACCATCCCACGACATGGATTATCTTCCGTTCTGTCACAGGGGTTATCTCGGTTCCAAACGTCTCCAGCCCCCATTTGTCTCCGGTTTTTTCCCATTCCAGTATGGTGTCATTTACCTTGGCCCCCAGAGAATCTATGAACTGAATCGACAATTCACCCAGCCCTTTCTTTCTTCCCTGGACCAAATCCGGTTGCCCTAGAGCAACAGGAAGGGCCTCGAACATTGATTGATATTCCAGCCCACCAACGAACACGCATCCCGCAGTTTTTGTGTTGACTGTTCCATCACTGGCAACAGTGAGATTCTTTTCTTCCGTCGCATCAATCAATCCGTTGATGGTCAGGTTTGCAATGTCCTTAAATTCCGTAGAGCCTCCCCAGCTTGTATTTCCATTGAATTGACACGATTCATCATCCGCTACACTCATCACGGCCATATCGAAATAAACCGCCTTCCTGGCGTCTTTCGTGCTGGCAAACTTCCAGTCCTCAGTGTCCATCCATTCGATATGAAGCCTTCCATTTTCAAGAACACCACGATCAACCAATGCAACAAGCACATCCCTGTTGTTCCGTCTGACGACTGTCACAGAGAGAAAATTCCCGCTTGGCGTGTCATGTTGATGCCAAGCGAACACGTCATTGTCCCTGTCGTAAGTCAGGCCAACCAACTTTCCAGACTGCGTAACACACCAGATGATAGGATCCGGTTCCCGCTGCAATGCTATGTCCACGACGGGATCACCCTGCATCAGATGATCCGCTATGATCGTCACATCCGGAGTCTTGTAGCTCTGGGTGTCGTAGTCATAGATAAATTCTCTGATCCTTCGTCCCCCAGCCTGAACGAATAGAAGATATTGCCCGACTTTGACCGGCGCTATCCTTTCAGACCCACGGGATGAATGTGTTCTTGCTATCGTCGTCGCATTGCTGATCACCCCGTTGGATCCTCTCAGGAACCATTCCTCACCCTGGGTTCCAACCACCAAGTCCTCGCCGCCGTCTATCCACTGGATCCCGTTGAACTCCCTTGAGTTCAGCGTCACCTGAAACGCGGCGTCTGCCGTCGTTTTCGTCTCGTCGAAATCCTCGTAATCAGACGTGGCAGAAAAAAACAGCGTGTCCGGCTGCTTGTCCGTCCCGCCAAACACCAGCCTGTCCTGGTACAGAAACACGGTGCGAGGAAATCCATTGTATGACCCGAAGGCGGGAGCCCTCCACACCCACGTGTTCACGTTCTGCAACGATGCAGGGATATTGTCCAGCGCTATCACTGCAATGCTTGTATTCCCTGATAGCGTTTGCCCGGCCTTGACCTGCAACCTGCAATAATTTGCAGGATCGTTCGGATCTTCCAGCCAGAACACCCCTTGCATGTCCACGTCTGTCTGCGCAAAGGGAAGTTCCGAATCGTCATCCCATCCGCCAATTACAAGAACTCCTTCCTCGCCAGACGACCAGGACGGAAAGCTGGTTGCGCGGAGAGTCTTGTTCTTATTGATGTTGTAGGGCCCAAACGGACCGTTTTTGAGCACCAATGGTTCGGTGCTCCAATCTTCATCTGTGTTGCGCTTTATTTTCTGCGGGACATTCCCCCTGGGCAGGCTGCCCAGCTTGTTTGAAACCACATACATCACATCAACTGACTGCACAACGTCGACGCTCTCAGGATTGCACACCAGCTTTCGCACCACCCTGGGTTTCTGCGCAGTGTTATCACTCACGTAATCCACAAGAACGGTCGTCGACGTGTTGGACACGTTGAACGTGAGCCATGCTTCGTACACGTTTGATGGTACGGTAAACGTAAACGATCCGAAGCCTGTCGATGCATGTATATCTGCACCAGCTTCTACCGTTCCGACCCATTTGTTCAACAGCGACCCGCCAGATCCTCCAACATTGAACGTGTATGTCGCTCCTGGAGTAACGTTGATCTTGGTCGATATTTGCCTGTACCCGGATGTTGCCGGGCCAAGGTACACGGCACCGTTCAACACATTCGGCACGCCTTCCGTGGCTGTCGCCGTTGCGTTCCACCCCCCATATCCATAGGTGAAATTCTGTGAAGGGATGAACACCTTGTGCCCGTAGGTGCTGTCTCCAATCTTGTGAATTTCGATCTCCGAGCCGGAGAACTCAATTGCATAGCTGTCCGTATCCGTGGCCTGGAACGTCCTGATCCTGACCTGCTTGCCAGAATAGAATGATGTCAAGCTCTTCCTGTGCAATCTGAATCCAGGGCGACGCTCAAACATACCCTGGGGCCGCGCCAGCATGTTTTTCATCGTCTTTGCGGCGCGACGGTAGATTTCGCTGTCAGTTCTCCCCCACAGGCGCGGGCTTACTTCGCCCCTAGTGACATCTGTGATGGTTCGGAATGTCCTCATCTGTTCGATCTGCCGATGGATTCAACCCCGCGAGGATCAATGAGATCATCCGACACGAGCACGGCTGGCCCGCTCTCCTGGCTGTCTATCTCCATCGCATCCTCGATCTCGTTGTTGTACTGCGCTAGCATCAGCGTGGCCACGTCCTTGTCTCTGGTGATCGGGATAGCCAGGCGTGATGCCAGCAGGTAATAGAGCGCCGATATTGCGATGTCATCCCACTTTGAATAATCCTGCTCATCATACACGTATTTCAACTCTACCGTTTCCTCATCCGTTCTTAGGAAACGCTGGGATACCTCGAATTCTATTTTCGGATCTTCGTTGATGAGCAGCGCACGCAGGTAATTCCCTGGCAATTTGAATTCGTATGACCACTTGTGTTTCGGACTGACCGTGCTTTTCGGCAAATCCTCCCTGGTGACGGCAAAATTGAACTGTCCCTCCCTCAGCACGCGCTTGCGGCACAGAGGGAGGAACAGCTTGCACAGCCTGGCCGGTGCGGTTGCATCGTCAAGCGTACTGATGCTCACCTCACTGATCAGTGACAGCGCAGCATTGGCTACATCAGTTTCTGTCGGAACCCCCATTTGCGCCTCCTGGAAAAAAAGAGGGGCCGAACTCGGCCCCTAACCTCTGCTGGAACGGGAGGACAACATCGTTCTTGTTAGTCGACCACGAACACCAGATAGCCGTCGATGGTTGCGTTCGCAGGGATGGCCCCGCCCTGCACGCTGGACACGATGGAAACGCCGTCCTGGGTATCGATCAGGAACGTCTCATCGCCCCCCACGGTGCCGGTGGGAACCCACGTGCCGCCCGTCGATGCGTCGAACCCGCTGTCGAAGGCCGTCAGGTTCTGAGCCACGGTGGTGCCGTCGCTCTTCTTGTACGCCTCATGGCCCAGATCCAGGGTGATGCCCGTGCCACCGAACGCAGACACCGCGAACCGGCACAGCGGCAGGATCAGGCGCACAGGGCCCGATTCGATGAACACGAGGCGCTGGATGTCGCCCGCCGCGCCACCGCTCGCTCCCTGGTTGTAGTTGCACCGGGCAAACCGAATCCGGCCATACAGCTCATGCGTCGGCTGGAATCTCGGATTCACCAGGCTGTTCGGATCCTGGTACTGAGTGCTGTTCTTCGTCGCCATGTTCTCACCTCATTGAGTCACGATCTCGGACGAGATCAGGATTCGAGACACGCAATCTCCACGACATGAGAATCCTCGATGCGAACAGCACCCAGACTCATGCAGGAGTAGATCTGCGTTGCGTTGCGCTTGTCGCGTCTCGGCCCGATGTCCACGGTGATGTCCTGAGCCATGTCACAGCCCACGGCGGACCCCGTGTAGGCATAGATCAGGCGGTAGCCGTTGGAATCGGTCGGCAGGCGCTCGGAGCGCACGAACTCGAACCCAAGCCAGGTGTTGATCTCGCCCCTGACCAGGGCCTTGACCGTGTTGTAGTCGTTGCTCGGCACCTTGTCGTCGGCCAGCAGGTTTGAAAGCTGCTTCTGGGAGCAGACGACATAGAACTTTTCATCCTCGTCCACCTCGGCACCGAGCATGATGTCCCGTGCGACCAACAGCTTCGACGTGGTGAGGCCGATATTGCCGGTCAGGCTGTCGTAGGTGTGATCGTTGACGGCGACCTTCTGGCTGGACGGCAGGGCCACGGACGTGCTCCCGTCCTCGCCTTCCAGGGCCGAGCCACCCAGGGCCGAGATGATCACATCGTCGATGCTCCGACCCAGGGCCGCACTCTGGACCTTGGCGTAGTAGTTGTCCGGCGAGTACAGCGTCTTGAGCCGGTCCACCTTATCCACCAGGTCGGCGGTATCGTAGTCGAGCATGTCCGCCGCACGTCTGGAGTGCGGCACCTGGTTCAGCGGGGTATCGCCGTGGCGAGTGGTGATCCGCTGGGCCGAAGTCGCCCCGATCCGGTCGTAGTACACCCGTTTGCCGACCACATCCCCGTCATGCTGAGTCGTCCGATAGAGGCGACTCTTCTTCTGCTGCGCCAGGATGCGGATGTTGCCACGGTACTGCTGAACGTGATGCTGGGGAATCGAGTAACTCATGTCTCCCTCCGTCAAGAATTAAACATTCATCTTGCGAGGGGAGTAGTCTGCTCGTGCAGGCTCGCCCTTTCAGGGCCGGGCCGCTTGCCCCTGGTGAACGCGGGGCGGTGGGTAATCCAGCCGTTCTACTGGAATTATAGGACGCCGGGAGAGGGTTTCAACCCCCCTCCCGACCAGCCTCACGCGGCATCGCCGTACTTGATTTCGTAGAGTTGCGCCACCCGCTTGACGATCTTCTCGTGCTCCGGATGGTTCGGATCCAGGTACGCCTGGGTTTTCATCAGCGAGTTGATTTCGGCGTCGAGATCTGGCGGGATGGGTTCTCCTGCCTTCTTGTCGGTGATGATCTCGTCCTCCATGAACTTCAGGCCGATGGATGACAGCATCTTGAGCAGTCGCGGAACGTTCTCCAGCCCCACCTCGTCGATCTCGTCCTGGAGGGACTGATCAGCGAAAGCGTTGATCACCTTCTTCGCCGCAGCGACGCGGACCGGATACTGCGATCCCCATTCGTCCTTCAGAGCCTTGATCTCGCTCTGTGTGGTTTCCTGGGCGGACTCCATGGCGAGTTGCTGCTTCTCGGCCATCCAGTCCAGAATCCCACTGAACTGCTGTGGATTCAGCCCTAGGCTGTGGGCCTTCCCGGCCAATTCCTCGATCATGTCAGGGGTAATACCCTCGATTTCCTTGCCCTCCAGTGGGTTTCCGTAGTCCTTCGGGCTCTCGGGTACGCCCAGGGCCCGGTAGAACTCCCGCAGTTCTTCGTCTGTGGCCCCCTCCGGCGGCTTTGGCACGAACCCATACTCGGCCACCTTCTGGCGAAACTCGTCCCACTGCTCCTTGGGCGCTTCCTTGGACGGGATTCTGAGGGACCGCCCGACCATGGATTTCGTCTCGACATACGCCTTCGCCAGGCTGGGCAGATCCTTGAATGACTCCAGGGACGGATGGGAGCGCAATTCCTCCGGCAGAATTTCCCTCCAGTTTTCAGTGGAAATACCCGGAGAGCCGTCATCCCCGGACCCGCCGCCGGGCTCTCCGCCGCTGGTCCCCGGATCCTGCATGAGCCGATACCTGAGTTTCATGTTGCGTCCTCCTGCTGTTGTTGGATCTGGAATCCTAGGGCCATGGCCTGCTGGATCGCCTTGATCACTGACCTCTGGCCCTCGATGTAGTAAGCCCGGTAGGGATGCGGAATTGCCGAGACTTCGGCCTCCAACTCTTCCGATTCCCGCTCATGGAACGCCTGCTGAAGATCCTCCAGTACCTTCCTCCCAGATACGGTAGAGAAGGTCACGGCGTAGTCCACCAGAATCTCGTTCTGCTCATCCATTCTTGGCCTGCTGTACCTTGGCTGCCGCGCTCGCAAGCTCGTTCAGTACGCTTGCCTCCTGCGCCGTCTCTACCTGCTCCGCAAGCTGCTGCTGTTGCTCGGCCCTGGCTTGACGCAGGGATGCCACATCGTCCTTGGACCTCAGCATGACAGCCGGAGCCCCCAGCACCTCGTGGGCCACCCTCAGCGTCTCGTCCGGATCGTAGTTGTCCAGCACGGTCGGATCGCCTGTCGTCTGCGCCACCATCCCGGCCAGCGCGTATGCCCTCTCGATGGCCGCCAACTCCTGGGACCGCTGCGCCCTCGCCATGGGGGACATATAGCGGATCTTGAGTTCAGGGCCTTCCTCGTCGGACATGGCCGCAAATACTTCCTGCGGTGGATCCTCGATCATTCCGGCACGCAGCAGGATGTTGAAGGTCCGGTAGACCAGAGGATCGAATAACTCGTAGGTCAGGCGGCCAAACGTCGGCCCGAGCAGGCGGTTCATCAATTCGTACCTGATTTGCGCCTCCGTCGCAGTCATCGCGGGGCTGTCTTTCATTGGCCGGAGGGTGGAATACCAGAACATCTCCCTGACCTGCTCCCTCATCTCGTTGATGTTCATTTGGGAGACATCCCATCTGCCACCGGAATAGAGTTGTTCGATCTTGGCATCGCGTCGCACGTAGGTGATGCCTCCGGCAAACGTTCTGACGCTGCCGATGACCGCCTTGTTGGGAATCACCAATGGAGGATCGATGTCCCTCGCCCATGCGCGGAACGACAACTCAACCGCCTTGTTCAGACTCTTAACCAGCGGCAGGCTCTTCATTCCTGGGCCGCGTCCCCACGATGCATCATCCGAGTTCTTCGACCATCTCACGACAGCGATAGGGGATTCATAGAACCCGCTCTCCAGCACAACGTGCTGGGTTTCCACCTCGATGACGAGAGAGGAAAACGGCTGCTTGTCCGCCGGGGCCGGGTACTGCTGGACCGCAGGATCTTGCCGGGGCATGATGACGTGCAGGAATTTCACCTTCTCCGTCATTGCCCTTGCATCGCCTGACGAAAGCAGGTCGGCAATCCTTCTGGAGAACCCCTTAAAGAAGGGATTCTTGCCCCATCTGTCCATGGCCTGCTTGGGCGTCAGTTCCACATCGAAAAAGAATGATTCCGCCTTGCCACTGTCTCCTTCGTTGAACTTGAATGACCTCACCGGCAGGGTTTCGTAGACGATGCCCTGGAACCCGCCTTTCACTCCTGGCGCTCGTTCCCTGCTCTTCACGGCAGTCGTACCGTATCCTGCCAAGTCCTGGTACGCCGAGACGATCTCGGTATAGAAATTCGACCGCGCAACCCAGGTCATCACCGTTCTGGAAGCGGTTTCGAGCCACTTCTTCACCGATGTCCGCTTGTTCAGTGATTCGTCCTCGAACTCAAGCTCGAACCACTGATAGGCCGGGCTGGTGAGGGATCCAGCCATGGACGCAGCCAGCAGTTCACATGCTTCCGGGGCCGTGGAATCATATCTGTACACCCCGCGCCGACGGCCTGGCGTCTGGGAGACGAACGTAACGTCGGATCGCTGGGGCAGGATCAGATCCGTAATCTCCTGAAAGTGGTTGAGCATCGTTCTCTTCTCTTCCTCAAGAGAAGAGTTGATGGCGATGATCTTCTCGATTTCGTTCATTTCATTATCCCAAGCGTCGGCAGCGAACTTCTGAGCAGCCCAGGAACGGATGCGGACGGCCTGCGGGTGCCGCCGCCTTCAGACATCTTCATGCCACGGTACAGGCGGCGCATGGACCTCAGAATGGGCGGCTCCCACTGAAACTGACCGGGAGCAGGGTTCGGATCTCCGGCAACCGCAGCCAGGGTTTCCCTTCTCCCACTGAACAGGCGCTCTCTCGCTCCGATCCGTTCGAGCCTCTGGTCCTCCTTCATCTGGAGCATCTTCATACGCTGCTCGATCTTCCGCTCCAGATCCTTGACCATGGCCCCGAACTGCTCTTTGGCAGCCTTCTTGAACATGCCGGGGAGATTATCCGCCTGGTTGTAGACGGCTCTCGCCTTCTCCAACTCCCTTCTCCATCTTCTGATCTGATCATCTTCGAGATGCTGCGACATAACTCACCTCCTACCACGGACGCCAATCTGAATCTGTTCTTTCCGGCCCGGTCCAGTCTATATCTTCATCGTCCCACGCATCATCACGCAACGCTGCAACGACGGGGGAATTCGTGATTTGGATAGGCTGCTGCCTTTCGATTTCCGACTTGTTCAGCCCATCCAGCATGTACCCGAACACCTCTTCACAGATATATTGTAGTGCATCGTGAGGGTGCGAATACTTGTTTTTCTCAGGCTCCTGGGCATACCGCTCATCCATCTGGTCGCGCACCAGGATGGGACGGTAGTAATACCCGCCCATGAATCCCTCGTGGAGCACCGGGCATCCCTTCTTGTTCACAATCAGGGCGGGTTCCCCGTCAATGAGGGTGGTCAGCCCCTTTCGGACGGACTCGATTCTGCGGTTCAGATTGTTGCTGGCTGGCCTGATGTTGATCCCTTTCGCCTCCAGGATGTCAAAGCAACTCTCTTCCCTGGTCTGGGATGCGCTCTTGCCTGACGGATCCCCCACATCGTCCCACATATAGCCACGGAACCACTGCGAGCACTGGCGGAGCACCAAGTCGCTGAACGCATCTATGCCTGCCCTGTCGGTCGTAAACTCCACAAGCGCCCTGAGTTGCCCCTTGCTGTTGACCTGGGCAATCACACAGGCCGGGGTCAGTCCGAAGTCCCACCCCCGCCACAGCCTGCGGTTGGTAAGGTGGCTGATGGGCTCGATGTTGCCCCGCGAATGAATCTGCTCGCGGTACTCTGGATATACCC